CCTCCCACTTTAACCCGAGGTGGGAGGACTGCTGCCTGTGGTAAATGGGACAACCAAAGGTTTATCACAATATCAAAAGTATTTCTATTTATATGGCGCTAAAACATATAAAATAAGATATCCAAATGCATCAGATGTGTTTAAACCCGTTCTTTATAAATTCATTGTATTACAAAATGGAACTGGGTGCTATATTAACGCTATATTGGATGGATATAAAACAGGTATAAAAACGGCAAAATTGTTAGTTGGATATAACAATTTTCTTACTCTATACTACAAGCTATCATCTGATGATGTTTATGAATATCTTTGCAAAACTGGTTCGAATGGTGATGCTTTATTAATAATTGATACCAGTTCAGATAACATAGAGATTAAAGAAACATCCGAATCACCTGAAGTTGGTTGGACAAAGATTAATATAGGATAAAGTATACTCCCACTTCCGGCCCATCATACCAATCTTTTCCAGTCTGAACCTATTGAGCCTCTAATGACAACGAAATCCGTATTATAACTTACGAATAGAGTCATTCTTACTAAGTTATCAGTGCCAGCGAATGCGACTGCGAGACCTGATTTTGGAGTTGCAAAAGGAGGATTTAATATCGAACTACTATTGACAATCCATATTCCAGGAGTAATCTCGTTGAAGTCTTTTAGCATCGTGTTTGAAGAACTACCATTGCTTATTGCAGGGAGATTAAATCCGAGCAGTCCTCCCACCTCGGGTTAAAGTGGGAGGATTAAAAGGCTTTCCAGGCAGTCCATTCATTGACATATCGAAATCTTGTAAATCTATATTGATTCGTGTTGTCAATACTCATTTGGAAGATGATATCATATCCATGCTCAAAAACCATTAAAGCCCCCCAAGCTTCATGTGGGGTGTTTTGGTTATTTCCTTGTACATAGTAGATTCCAGTAGATGTGCAGTTATTAAAGTCCCCATTTACTAATACACCTCGCTGACGAAACCAGCTACTATTAATGCCCAAAAGTCCTCCCACTTCCCGGCCGAGGTGGGAGGACTGATTGGTCGTGCCAGTGAAGGAAAAGCAGGACTCGTATATTCAGATATGTTCTCATTTACGAGAGATTGCACAGACGCAAATGAAGCAACAACATTTGGACTATTTAAACTTAGATCAACAACAGCCAATATTCCTTCTGGTATTTATGGAGGTGATGTGTTATTAGTCCTTCCATGGGACCAGAGCACTGTTCATCAGTTTATTTTTACTGCTGGTGGCAATGAATATAAACGGATAAAATCTACAGTATGGGAAGATTGGAATCAGCGTTAAATATTCTCCCACTTCAACCACGTGGGAGGAATAATTACAGTTCTATAATACTTGACGGTTCAACAGATAGAATCTCACCAACAAGTTCATCTCTTGACTTTGCGGCTAATTCGATAAAAACAGAAGCTGAATATTTGTAATTATTTTTAAGAAAAAGTCCTTCTTCGTTATAATATAGTACAGCCATAGATGTATCACCTGTTGTGATTGCTCTATATTTCTGTTCTCCAGTCTCATTAGAAGCCATAATTACAGCTGAAAATACACCTTCGTTCCCAAAATTATTTGAAGGACAAACATTAACTCGTATTAAACTTCTTGAATAAGCGAGAGGGTTTCGATTGACAATTTTTATAAACTTACCGCTCGATACATTATCTTGAAAACCTTCTAATTTAGCCATTGACGCAGGCATCAAACCATTTTTATCTTTTGTAGCCGTCCCAATCAGTTCTCCCACAACTGATGCGAGGTCCTCTTTTTCCATCCAATATCCCTTACCGTCGTCACCTACTAAACGTATTTTTTTACCGTCCATGCTGGTTGCTTTCGTCATGTCAATTTCTCGTAAATCTCCTGCCATAGTTTTGTAAATTTTAATTGTTAATATTTAGTAATGTTATTAGCTTGGTATGTTATTGTAATAAACTGATGCAATCCAAAAATCTGCGAATCCTTGTAGGATATAAATTGAGTTACCTGCAAAAGTCACTGTAGAATTTCCTGCATACTTAACATTTCCCATTATCATGAATTTTCCTGAAGGTACTTTAACTATAATAGAAAGGCTTGTTTTTACATACAGATAAACAGTCCTACCATCTGCATTATCTCCCCAAGCCAGCAACAGCTCTGAATTATTTAATATTGATGATATGATAATCTTGTCATCCGAGATTGCGGAACCGTTAAATCCCCATATATCAATTCCAGATGATATGTATATCGGCTCGTATATCAGTGTCTTCCACGGTGTCCTTAATGAACCGCTTATATTTACATTTTGGAATGAACCGCTTGTAGCATTTATTTCACCTGTGACATGCGCATTCGTTTGCCAAGTTTCGCCTTTTTCATCAACGCGATAAGGTGCATTTTCAGGAGTCTCACTTCCGACCCATATCCGGATTTTGCTACCTTCTTCGCTACCTGAAAGACCAGCTGTTACCGTTCCATCTGATTTCTGTATCAGAAGCTGGTTTCCCTGCATGAATTTGATTTTTGCGTTCTTGGCAAGGATAAATGAGGCAAAAACAGCTCCAAAATTAGCTGAGAACTTAGACCAGTAACTTGTGTTCGTATAAGTTATACTTTCACTTGAAACATGTGTCTTTAAGCACAAGTACGCATCCCATCCTGTCTCTATAGCATCATTACGGACAAGCGCAACATTGACAATTCTCACAGACAGGCTTCCATCCGTAATGTTGCTGTCGTTCCGGTATTCGACTCCAAGTGCCCATTCAGAGTCTATGATAGATACTCCTTGAATCCCCTGTTGTCCGTCCTTTCCATCTTTTCCGTCAGCACCATCCTGTCCGTCTTTACCGGGAATACCCTGCTCGCCTTTTTCAGCAAGAACATCGTATTCAGCAGTATTCATTTCACCAGTAAGGATGTACCCACTGTTAGTCTTCAGACGATTCCCTTCACTGTCCATCAACGTGAACATAGGGGGATTGTATGTGGCTACCTTGGCGACGTAAGAGCTTCCGGCCATTGTGACTACACCCATTTTGGGGACAAGTAATCCATTATACCATGTGCCTAAATTTGTGTACCCGTCTCCTTTTTCTCCTTGCTCTCCCTTTATCTTCGTCCAAGAATACTTCCTGTAATCGGTTGAGTCATTCTGTTCAAAATCTGTATATTGCCCTATATACGATTTATTCGTAGAGTTTGACACGCTGAAATCTACGGAACCATCTGAGCTGTTAGAGTAAGCTATATGCAAGTAAGAAGTTTTACCGTTTTCACCGTTTATTCCAGCGATACCTTGTTCTCCTTTTTCTCCCTGCGCCCCTTCAAACCGAGACCACGTGTACTTCGTATAATCGTTGCTGTCCTGTTCTGTAAAATCAACATAAGTGCCAATATAGGTAGACGGAACTTCCGTCATAGGATTTCCGTTTGAGTTTGCGGAGTATTTTATGTGAAAATATGAGGTTCTTCCATCTTCGCCTTTTTCACCTTGAATACCCTGTTCACCTTTCTCTCCTTGCAAACCTTGTATGCCTTGGGCACCCTGCTCACCTTTAATCTTGGACCATTTGTAGTCAGATGGATTTGTGCTGTCATCAGGATTCAAGTCTGTCAGTACCCCAATGTAGTCTCCAGAATCTTCTCCATTATTACCGGTAAATGTCGAGCCTCCATCGTTTGAATACTTGATATGAAGGTAGTATGTTTTGCCGTCTGTCCCGTTGTAGCCTGGTATTCCCTGTTCACCTTTTTCACCTTGAATACCTTCAAAACGAGCCCATGCATATTTTGTATAATCTTCACTGTCAGCTTCTTCGAAATCCACGTAAGTACCTATATACTTGCTTGGTGTTTCGGTCATTGGGTATCCGTTCTCATTCTCAGAGTACTTTATATGGAAATACGATGTCTTACCATCTGCACCGTCTTTACCGGCAATTCCTTGTTCTCCCTTTTCTCCCTGCAAACCTTGAAGGCCATCTTCACCGTCTTTTCCCTTTTCAGCTATTATGTCATATTCAGCTGTATTGATTTCACCTGTGAGGATATATCCGTCATTGGTTTTTAGACGATTCCCTTCGCTGTCCATGAGTGTGAACATAGGGGGATTTGTGGTTGCTACCTTTGCGGCAAATGAATTTCCTCCCATTGTTACAACACCCAGATAAGGTACAATCATACCTTCATACCAGTGTCCTAAAACAGAGAAACCGTCACCTTTTTCTCCCTGAGAGCCAGTTTCACCTTTGACTTTTATAGGCTTACCCCAAGTACCTTCGGAAGAAGATGCTGCGACCTTCTGTGACATCCAAATAGTAGTTGATGTTGCATTTGTATGCCATCCGTTCGTAGTTCCGTCACCCGTAGGGGCAGAAGGCTCTGCTTCGCTGTCGTTATATGTAATATATACAGACAACCCGTTCTGACCGTCAGCTCCGTCTGTACCGTCCGTACCATCTACGACCATCAGCTTCCAAGCATTCCCATTGTAGATATATACACGACCGTTGTCTGTATCACGATAAGCCCAGTTCATCTGAGGATTTGCTGGTGCTTCCGACAAGTCACCTTTCCATACAATGCTAAGACCGTTTTCGCCGTTCTTACCGTCTACTCCGTCAATAGTCATTTGATACCAAGAACCATCCTGATATACATAAGACTTCTTGTCTGTCGTATTCTTATAAGCCCATCCGTTTTGCGGTCTTGACGGCGCACTTGCAAATTCTCCTTTCCATATAATGCTTGTTCCATCCTTACCGTCAACACCGTCAGCTCCATTCAATCCGTCTTTACCATCTTCACCTCGGAACTTACTCCATGTGTATTCAGATGGGTCAGTACCTTCAACTTCCGTTGTCTTGTTTACGGCAATACCGATATACTTCGTGCTATCAGTTGGCTGTTGATACATTGGATTACCGTCAGCATTATCTGAATAAACAATCCAAGTATAGTATTGAATGCCGTCCTCACCTTTTTCGCCTGGCACACCTTGCTCTCCCTTTATGTCAGACCAAGTATAGTCGTCGGGGTTATTGCTTTCAAGGGGGCTTTGCTTGTTGTATGCAAAACCGATATAAGCCTTTCCCGTAGGGTCGTTGGATATTCCATTTCCTTCTGCATCGTCAGCATATCTTATCCATGTATAGAATGTCTTTCCATCCTTACCATCCTGCCCTGCAACTCCGTCTAACCCATCCTTACCGTTGGTTCCGTCCGCTGCAATAAGCTGGTATTCTGCGTTGTTTATTTCACCCGTAAGTATATACCCTGATTCAGTCTTTATTCTGTTATTATTGTTGTCAAGAAGGGTATAATATGGCGGATTGTCTGTACCGTTTTTATTGATACACATAAATGAAGCATTACCCATTCTAACAACCCCTAAGTAAGGTACATGAAGTCCATTGTACCATCCTCCCATATTTACTACAGATTCTCCAGCTGGCCCTTGAATGACGCCTGCATCAGTCCATTTGCTGCCAGTCCATACCCACAAATGACCTTGTATCAGATAACCGTCACCTTCTTTGTTGCCTTCCTGCGAAAGTTCGGATTCATCATTCTTGCTTCCCAATATCCGGAAAGAGGTTCCGTCCTGGCCGTTTTCTCCCTTAGATACCTGCAACAACCAGTTGGGATTGTTTTCAGAAGGCTCTGTATTCGTTCCGCTTTCATTAACACACAGCCAAATGCACCCGTTATGTGATACACGATCGTAATAGAAGTATTGAGTGTTATTTATAAATGCTCCACGGTCGTTGGCAGTTATGACCGGTGTACCATCGGGTTTTACCTGTGTAATGTTTCCGGTAAAATACACGCTATTGGTGTACTCAGAGTATCCTTCCATATTAAGGCCGAAGACGTTTAGGTTCGACAGGTCTCCGGACTGCTTGGCTATGTTACCCTTACCGATTTCCCATGCATTCTGATGCCACAGATACCTTGTGTAAGTCCGGGTTTCGTAAACAGATGTCTGCCTGTCTTCACGCGTGAAACTGCCGTATGCCACAAATTTCATCTGCTCGAAAGGATCGAAAGAAAATTTCCAACTGTCTGATACGGGCCGAATCTGGTACTTGAACTGCTCGTTCCTGTCACCCATCACCTCGGTAATCGTGAAATAAACCGTGCAGAACCCTGCAAATGTCCGATTTCCACGGCTGTCATCCGTATCTTCAGTGGCATTGTCAGAAGATGTAAGCGAGTGGAATATACCCATACAGATGTCACCAACGGACACAGCTCCTATCTGCCCATCTTCAAGTTTTATAGTACATATCTTGTTTTCGGTATCAACCGTATCAATCAAACCTCCACCTGGCGCCCGCCATTTGTCCCCCAGAAATATTTCTATACTGTTGAAGCGAAATTCTGGAGTCTCAATGTATCGACGTGAAGTAAGGGACTCAACTTCGGCATTTCCGTTTTCGTCAATCTTTGCTCCGAATCCGGTCATTCCTTCTGCATATCCGTTTTTCCCGAAAATGGCACCAGCACGAAATATGGACGTCTGCAAGAATGTGAGTACTCCGATAACGGTGTCATTGAACTTCTTAGAGATAAACTCTGCTTTGGAGCGAAGAGCCGAAAATACATTGCTGTCAGAAGGTGCAGTCGAGTCGTTTACCTTAATTACATACACAACGCTACCTCCTCCACCTGTATAGGTCTGTCCTTTGTATGTGAGTGAATCCACCTTGTCCTCGATTTCTCCGATACGTGAGTAGGGCATACTCTCACCAATGGTATAGACCGTGCTGTCCCAAGGAATGTCCAAGTTCATTTCCCAACCCAAGACACGTGAGATGCGTCCGTTCTCAAAATAGGTGTCATCTACCAGATTGATGCGTTGACCGAACTCGAACGTGCGGGAAATCAAATCCTCTTTTACCCATGAACTGCTGAGGGTAGTAGGGTAGGTGCCATCATCCTTCTTCACTTTGTCGGCGTACTTCTGTGCCTTTTCCTTCAGTTCCTGTTCAGCTTCTGGGATATACTGGTCGGAAACCAGTTGGATGTCGAATCCGGAAAGGACATATTCGTCACCATTGGCAGGATACATCATATCATCGGGTAGGGGACGGCCATAGTCCTCATTTCGGACAATCTCCCAAAGCTGCTCGCCGCGAGTCTCGTCCTTCGGCTCAGGATTGAAGATAACTCCGAACTCCATGCCATTCAGCTTGCCGGACTGGAATTTGATTTTCAGCTCCTGTCCTTCGATGATATACTCTTCCTTGAACTCCAATCCGGTATCTTTGTAACGGTAGTAGATGACGGTCTCTTTCGTGCCGTCCTCATTATCCACTTCCTCGGTACGTGTGTGAACGTCGGACAAAGTACCAACACGACGGGGATAAACATCATCGAAAACAACCACGTCCTCGATGGCTTCTTCCTGAGACATTCCTTCGTATGCGTCAATATAGGGAGTATCGGCCGGAAGCATAAGCCGCTTCTGGACTACACCGTTCACCACGGCCTGTTCGTCGGTCGGACGGTAGTTCGTTGGGATATTCTTTGTTGAGCCAAACGCATAGATGCGGGTGGCATAAGTGCCCTGACTTTCACTGCGGGTGATGCTCGACGCTTCGAGACCACGCTCGATTTTAACGGCATCTCCGAACTCATTTCGCCCAAAATGAATCACGTTGTCCGTTATCCAGCAATCACAGTTCCACTTATCCTCGCCCGCCATAGAAAATAAGGCATCCAACAGGTTCATGTTTTCGTAAGTCATTGCTACGGCCTTGTTTTCTACGGTATCGTCTATGCTGAAAGTGAAGTCTGTTCCTCGGTAGTTGTATCCCAAAGCCTTCAGGTTTCGAAGGAATACACCAAGCTGTACATCAAGAGATGCAGTAAGCGACCATGACGCTTCGCTGCCTGCATGCTCCGGCGTGTACTTAAAAATCTTGTTCTTCCACTTCCAGTAGTAGGCGTTCATCTGAAGCTTATAGTCATAGCCTCCAGTGGAAGAGTTATAGGTTGGCTTCTGAAGGTCAGTTATCTCATAGATTTTTGCCAACTTTCCGCCGAGGGATTCATCCAATACGCCGGACAAGTCAACGTAGTCACCCAGTTTGAACGGAATGGGAGTGGACACCGAAAAAGGGAGGATGATATAGTCCTCTTTCATCAGCGTAAACTTTCCCTTGGCCCCTTTGTTGATGGAGGTGGAAAACCTTGTCTTTCCGGATATGTCCTTGATTTCAATCATATCCCCAAAGTTCATAAATAGAAAATGGAAGCCCTAAAAATCAGGGCTTCCATTTGAAACAATAAAGGGAATGTTCGTTATTCGTTTCTGTCCATCGGATTCGGTTCTTCAAATTTACTTGAAACCTTTCCGAAACAGCGGTCCAAACTCAACCCGTATGAAACACTTTTACCCAGGTAAACCAGCTTGTAAACCTCATTTCCGAGTACCGGCACCTTGATATTCACTGCTCCTTTCTCCAGTTCTGTCTGAAAGGCTTTCTTTTTGCTTCGGTAATCACTTTCCGAACTGCCTTCAATAGTGAACTGAAGAGTGATTTCGCGCGAATCCACTTTTGCGTTGTCTGTTATCACACGTTTTCCATGTTCCAACCGGCTTTCATTCTCAATGTAGTCTTTCATTTCATTGAACCCGTCGATGGCATCGAGGAAACTGTCTCCCATGCGGACACCCCATGTACTCCATGCGTCTTTCCCATTGATAAATAAATCTCCTGTCATAGTCTTGCTGTATTACGTTTCACTTCGGCGATGTCAGCCTGAATCTGCTTGATTGGTTTGACAATTTCGCCCGTATTCTCTCTGATTTGCTGCAACTCCAGATAGGAATTGGCCAGAATGGTACGTGTCTCATCGGCGATGTTGTACATTCCTGTTGCCTGTACTGTCAAGGCACTGATGGAACCTCGCAGTTCCGTGATAGCCACTGTCTGCTGCTGCTCTGCTTCCTCTATCCTAAGATTGGACTCATATACGGCTGTGAACCGCCCACTCAGTTCCCCGGCATCCTCGTGCGTCATTTCTGTTCCGAATCCGCGGCTGGAGGCTGATTGCTGCTCGGAGGAAGAACCTTCCCATCCCATAGCCTGCATGATGGCGTTACGCTCAGCTAAGGCATCACTGACCATCTGGTCCCATTGTGATTTTAGGTCGCTTTGTTCTGAACCGGACAAAGTACCGTCCGTCATCGAGTTTGCAAAGCTCTTGTACCACGTTTTCAAGCGGCTTGCATAGGTATCTGACATCATGCTTTCCACCACAGCCTGCTGCATCATCTTCTCGAAATTTTCTGCGAAGTCTTCCGCATCTGATTCCATGTCAAGTAGTTGGCTCTTGAACTCATCCCGGATATTGTCAAACGAGGTGTCGGTCAGCTTTTCGCGGTAAGTGTCCTCCAGTTCATCGAGCTGTTTCCAGTATTCAATATAGCTGTCCATATACTGTGAAGCGTTCTGATATCCATCGTCGGCGTATTGCTTGATTTTTGAGTATAGGTCTGTGGCGTTGTTTGCCACGTTGTACATCTGCTCACTGGTCAGGTTCCAGAAATCGCTGGCACTTGTCACCGAAACTCCTGCTGCATCACTGACACGTTTCCAGTCTTCGGCAGACATAGCGTCGTTGATTTTCTTATTACTTGAATGTGTGCCACCGATTCCAAGGAAACCGTTGCTATATGCAGCGGCAGAGCGTTGCATCATCTCTTTTGTATTGGCCATCTGCTCCTCGATATTCTTCTTCTGTTGTTCGTAAAGTCCAGTTGCATCGGCAACAGAACTTTCGTCCATCTTCTCAGCCAGATTATCGAGAGAGGCTTTCAAATCTTGATTGGATATTGTCAGTTTTTCCAAATCGTCTTTCAAATAAGGGTCACTTTCCTTATTTCCGATAAGTCCAAAGGTCAATGTGTCCCATATCCCCCCAACGGCTCTAAAGACACTACCGAAAAGATTGTCAACAAACCCATCAAGCCCCTGCGAGCTGATGGCATCTAAAAGAGAAAATGCGGCTCCAATGATTCCACCAAGTTTCTCGCTCCCATCTGCAAATATGTCTACTATATTACCGGCCAGGCTTCCGACTTGAGAAAGAGACATCTCTGAATTGGAGCCAAGCTGGGTAATTACATTCGACAAAGCGATAAGGTTGCTTGTCGTTTTGTCCGTTGACTTCTGCACATTGGTCTGAGCGTTCTGCTGTCTCTTCTGAGCATCGTTCAGCTTTTTTGTAGCAGCTTCCTTTTGCGCATCCGTACCATTCTTCATGGCTTCGTTGTATTCCTCCTGGGCTTGTGACAGTTCTTCCTGAGCCTTGGCAAGTTCGCTTAACTGTTCGGGTAGGTCGGCCAGCAATCCTCCTTTGTCGATGAGGCTTGATTGGATGTTGTTCAACGCCTCGTCAATGACCTTCTTCTGGTCAACAGCCATATTCTTGTATTCTTCGGAGTTCTTGAAGTCCCTAAGCTGCTGCTTTACCTTGTTCAAGGATTCTTTGGATACCTTGTCCAAATCACCGAATACAAGTTCCCAGTTGATACCCTGTTTTAGCTTTTCAAGATCAAGGGAGGAAAGTGCCTTTTCCATTTCTTTTTGGAGTATATCCTTGTCTCCCTGAGTAGTGGCTTCTGATATTTTACGAGCGTACTCATCGGTGATGGCCTGTCTTTTTTGCATGAATGTGCCGTAGTTTTTCAGATAGCGTTCATTGGCCTCGATTTCATCTTTGAGCCGGTCGTTTACTTGCTTATTCTTAGTGTTGTCGTAAATACTGTCAAACATGGAAGTATCAACAGTAACAGAAGATGATTCAAAACTTTTCTTTTTATACTTTGGGTTTTGTTTTGCCTTTAACTCTTCTGTGGCTTCGAATATTTCTTTCTGCCGCTGTACTTCCTTTTGGATATACTCTTCTTTAGCCCTGTCAATAGCTTGTAATTCTTTCTTATTATCAAGCTCACGTTGTGCAAGTATCTTCTCTCTTCCATCGGCCATAGCATTAATACGTGCCTGTTCAACCTGATTCTCTAATTCTACAGCTTCTTTTGCACGTTCTAATGCCTGTTTACGTTCCAAGTCTGAAAGTTTCCCTCCAGCTGATGTTGTCGCGTTCTCTCTTGACACATCCTTGTTCCTGACTCCGGTAAGTGTTTCCAACGTCTTTTCTGCACTCTGCAACTCTTTCTCCTTTGCCTTAATAGCAGATTCTACAGTCTTACCAGTCTCTGCCTGCAATTTTCCGCTTCGAAGGTCGGCAATCTCTTTTTTGAGTGTCTTGATACGCTTTGTGGCATTTTCTACTTCTTTGGATATTGTAGATTGTGGGGATTCTTTTTTATCGGATAAAGACGATTCTTCAATCTCTTTTTCCAAAGCATTAATAGCAGAAATAGTTTCATCTAATGCTTCCTTTGCCTTATTGGCTTTTTTTTCTGCGCTGCTTCTCTCTTGTGCTGTATACAGCTGTAATCTCGCTCCAGATTCGCCATAAAACTCTCCAAGTGGATTTTCTTTCTTTACTCTTTCAAAATTTTCTTGACTTGATTTATAGTCTTTTTCTTGGACACGTTTCTTTCTGTATAACTCCTCCAGCTCTTCCTGAGCAGCTTTCATCCGTATCTGCTTTTCCAGTTGCGTCAGATAGGATTTAATAGCCTCTGTGTTGTTGTTTATCAGTCGGCCCTCTTCATCAAGACTGGCATTGTAAGATGGGATGATGGCCTGCAAATCAGACAAGGCTTTCTTCTTCTGGTCAAGAGACGAAGTTTCACTTTTCAATACGCCGGACAACCTGTCAACCGTTGCTGCCTGCTTGGAAAATTCCTCATCGGCCTTTTTGTTCACCGAATTAAGCGTCTCCTGTGCTACAGTGGCTTCATTGGTTCTCTTGGTGTACATGTAAATAGCCGTACCGATTCCTACCAGCGTTGCTAACAGAGCAACATATACATTGGATTTTGAAGCGACATTGAAAGCCTGTTGTGCAGCGGTGGCCAGTCCCAATTCCTTTCTGTACATTACTATCAGACGGATACTTTCAACAAATCCGACCGCCTTCTGCGCTACGGCTGCGGTAATCAACGCGGCCTTGTACGTTCCGTATGCTGCAATCAGTCCGCCCATAACAGACAACACATCATCAAGACTTTCCACCAAGTCCTCGGCTGTACCGATGCCAAACTCAAAAACTTCCTTATACTTGTTCCCGAACTCATTCATTTTCTGGAAGAGGGTATCTTCGATATTCGACAGTCGCTGGGGCCACGTCCCGGCGGAACTTTCCATAAGGTTGGCAAACTTTCCTCCTTCGGATGTCATGTTTTTGAAGGCCTGTTCGACCTCCTTAAACCCTACCTTACCTTCCTTCACAAGTTCACTTACCTGGTCTTTAGAAACTCCTAATACCTTGGCCAGTTCTTCGTAGATTGGAATGCCTCGTCCGGCGAATTGGCGGATGTCTACAGTCATGGCCCGTCCTTGTGTTCTCAATGTTCCATACAGATAAATAAGCTGTCCGATAGGAATCTGCAATCCGGAAGCCACATCTCCAAGCATGGAAAGTTCATTCACGACATTATCGGCCGAGGAACCGTATGCCAGAAGCTGTTTTGCTCCGGTCGCTACATCGTCAAGATTGAATGGTGTTTTGGCCGCGAACTGGACAATATCGGCGATGAGCTGGTCCGCTTTTGATTTGTCCTGAAGGATGGTTGAAAGAGCTACCTGTAACTGCTGCATCTTTCCGGTTGCTTCAATCACATCGGATCCGAATTTCTTTATCGCCACCAGTCCACCGATTTCAACGGCTGTACGCTTTAAAGAATCCGTCAGGGATTTTACTATCTCATCAGCGTTGTTCGTCCCACTGGAAAATTCCTTGTACTCTCTCGTAAGTTTCCTCACTTCGAGCCTGTTTCTGGCCTGCTGGTCCTGTAATTCGCCAAGGGAATATCTCTGCTCGTTCAAGGCTGCTTTAGCCCGGTTCAGTTCAGCTAATTTAGCTTTTGAATTAGGAGAATACTTACCCATCTTTGAATATTCATCAGACAGCCGTCTGACATCATCCTGCGTATCACGGATGATTTTCCTTTGTTTTATGATTTCCTCTGTCAGTTCATCGGAGGCCTTTGACGCGGAATTAAGCTTTTTCTTCAAATCATTCTCCATCACAGCACCAGCCTTGGCCGCTTCTGTCACCAGCCCCATCATCTGTTGGCGAGCAGATGCCAGTTGAGTTTCCAAAGCCTTGGCGGCTGCGGGGGATTTGTTCACGTCCATCTTTTTGAGTTGGGCTTCCAGCTTCTCACATTCCTTCCTCAGACGGATAACCTCATCATAATCTGAACTGACTTTAAAGTATAGTGTAGCCATATCTATTTCTTGTTTCTTCTTCTGCGCGAAGCCATGTCCTTACCCTGTACCTTTGTAACCTTTGTCCCTGTAACGGTATGGAGCTTGTCACGCTGCATTAATACTAAATTTCTGTACGGTATCTCATAGACCACTTCCCGGTATGACAGATGCAGATTTTCCATGAACGACGCTATCTGTCCCAATAGAGTATCATTCCCTACAACCTCGGTTTCGCTGCCAGCAGGCTTACGTTCCTCGCCAAGCTGACAGCTTTGAGAAAAACCTTTGAGTCAATCATAGAGAGTGCTTCATCCAATGCGTTCACATTCTCTTCGTATGTTCCTTTTCCCAGTTCTTCGCTCAAACTTTCGTCACCAGCTATCAGCCAGGAGAGAGCCTTGCTGTAAGCCTCGCTTTCTCCCAAGGAAAACAGGACTTCTTTCAAATTGTCCGCTTCTTGTACGCCTGATAGATGGGAAATTGCCCCGGCCAGTTTGTGGACAGTAGGAGGGTAGACCGTGTAGGCTTTTCCGGCGACAAACACCGTCCTGAAATCACTTCCGATAATGGATTCTGATACTATTTTCGCTCCTTGATTCATTCTGATAAAAATTAAGGGGTGAAGCCATAAAGCCCACCCCTGTTATGGAATTCAAATTCTACCTATTGGATAGGCATTAAACACCTGCTTTTACCTCTTCTGAGTCAAACCAGTATTCCGGAGCGATAGCGGAGTCTTTCGGCTCCAGTTCTACAGCACTCACCGGAAGTCCGATAGCTTTGTCCGTTGTCGCTTCGCGGGCCCCGATGTCTGCACGAGGAATGACGCAATACTGGTCGTCTTCGGTCAGGGCAACAATCAGCTTCTCAATTTTCACCTTACCTCTTGCACGTTTCCAACCCTTGTCGGTGTTGATGACATCACCTCCCATGAGGTCTTTCTTAGTCGGATAGTCATACTCTCCAATCGTAAAGTTAACGGTCACGTCACCCATCTCCTTGTCGCTGCGATAGGTCTGGCCGGTAAGCTGGTTCTTATAGTTCGTTCGGCTCGCTTCCGCTTCTTCGAGTGTCCATGTGTCGCCATGAATATTTTTAACTTCTTTCAATGTGTCACCCTGCAAAAGAGTGTACAGAGCTTGTCCGGTCAAATCCGCGGAAATCTCGCTCGTTTCTCCATATAAAAGTTTTTTGATATTCACGGCTGTGATTTTCTTTGCTTCTGCCATATTATTTCACATTTAAAATTTCAAACAAAATTCTTACATTCACATAGTGACACTTTAAGGCTGTGTCCTCCTCGGTTCCGATTGTGTCGATGGAATAATGATAAGTGGTACCGTCATAGCGTCCGGTTATGCCGTCAAACAGCTTTTGAGCCTGTTTTTCAAGTTCGTTTAGCCTAATGGTATTGGCTTCACCTTCATTCAGGTCTGGAACGCAAAGGTTCACTTCTGCGAAAGACTTCTTCCAGTATGTTCCTGGCTGTTGACTTTTAGCATGAATGACAATCCTTTCTGACTTCATCGGACCCGTCAATTTCTTGCCATGGGGAACAATGGATATGCCGAAAGACTGGCAATCACGGTAAAGTATGTTCGCTATGTCGGTAGTTACTATCATTTGATTTCCTCCTTCAATCGTTTCTCAGCGTATAGGGCTGCACCAGTCAGGACTTCGTAGCCTTTGGATTCTACGAAAGATGCGTATTCGGCTTCATTCCTCAACTCCAAGCCGTCATCCTGAACTGAATACTTGTTTGACTTACGGAGCGTGCCGGTCCGGTTCTGATAACTGCCATGCTCCACTGCATAATCGACAGCTTCTTTGCCTACCTTCTCTTCAACGGCTTTCACCTCTGCATAACCTTGGTCGAAAAAGCTATCCACGTCCGAAAAATCAAACTTTACAGCCATATTTCTGAGTAACCAAAATAATTCGTATTCTTTACCATGTAAACCTTGCCAGTTCCCCGGATATTCTCACCGTCCATACACCTTACTTCATCACCAGCCTCCAGTGAGATTTTCTTCTCACAGACTACGTGATAGTTCGGCCGGTACACCTCGCCGTTCTCCGAGGTAAACTCCTTGGTAGAGTTGTCATCACACCGGCACTTGCACACGTCTTGCCAGCTTTCTCCGCCGGTACCGGGGATAGGCCGGCCGAACTCGTCTGTTTCCATTGAAGTAAAGACTTTAACCTGTAATGTATGTGGAGCGAATATCATAGGAATCTGACTTTAGGTTTATCTGACAGCGTGTCTTCAAGACCGTACTTCTTACACAAGAATGAGTAGTATTCCTTCAAGCCCTGAGTATTCCAGGACATAGAGAAACCGTTCTCGCTGATAGAAGTGGCACGGAGTAATAGAGAGGGGATGAACTTCGCCATTTCCACCGAAACAAGTCCGATGTTTGACGGGCCCATCTCATCCTCTCCGCTTATCCCTGAAGACAGACTTATCTCCAAAAGGTCAGCCTCCGACAAGTTAATGCCGAAGGTCTGAAACTTCTGTGATATGTAGTCATTTACTGTCATGCGTTCATGGTTGTCAAATCGAAATTCACAATCAGGTTCGGATTTGTAATCTGCGGAATCCACTCAGCCGTGTATTCCAGATAACGACCGTTCTTGTCCTTGTAACCGGAGATAAGCATATCACCGTCGGCTTGGGTGTAGTTACGTCCTGGTACGCCATCCACGGCTTCGTACGGAGTATGGAAGCGCATGTAACCAACCTTATCCTGCGGAAGTAAGGTAATGCGGTCGTCTGCGTAAATCTGCACGTTCTTTCCGGTCTGGTCTTTCACGTAATCTTCCTTAATCTCAATGGCCGGAAGGCCGATGCCGGTAAAGACTGAAGAAGCCAGTTGAGAGGTAATCAATCCAGTTGACATATACATTTCGTTACTGGTAAGCTGCATCTTGAACTTGTCACCAAATTCCGCTGAGCCGATAATATTCTTCACGAAAGTTCCACGTGACATGATCATCTTCTGGAAATTACCGTAGTCCGCTTTAAGTGCATTAATCTGCTGCTGCAAATAGGTAATGAATTTAGTCTTCGCACCGGTATCAGGCTTAATAAACTTGAACGGCAATTCAATGTTGAGAAGGTCAACGCCTCCGGCATTGTCGTCCTTGTTCTTGACTGTTGCTGCTCCTGTCATCAAGAGTGAACCTACGATAATATCCATACGTTTATGAGCTGCCAAGAGTACCTGACGGTAATCGTCGTAAATGAAGTTCACGATTTCCTGCATGGCTGCTACCTGGTCGGCAGGTTTAGCTGCATTGTACTTGTCAATCAAGTCCTGCAAATCAGACAAACGGTCTATGGAAATCTGGTAAGCATCGCCAAGATAAGCGATTTCACCATAACCTGAACCGATGTTCCGGCGTTCGCGGATAGGCTTCTCACCGTATCGTGAGTTGATGGAACCAGCCATTACGCCAGTAACCTGACCGATATAGTCTTTGAACACACGGGTAGTAGTTCTGCGGAAATCCAGGTACTGCTGCCAGTAAATCGCATCCTTACGGGTTTGAAGGACGCGCTGGATAACGGCATTAACGATGTTGGGGTCGTTAAACAGGGTATGAATAGTTAGCATCATATCTTAGTCCTCCTTTCTTATTCGTTAAATTGGAAATGTGGCATATTTGCCTTGTCTTTTTCATGGAAAGGCATAACCAGCTTGGTCGGTTCAATTTCGAAAGCACGCATAAGCAATGCTACCAAAACGATACCATCCTCCACTTTGGCTCTTTCGTATAAAGCTGAGTTGGCCACTACCTTCGGGGTAGTTCCATCGACTGCTGTGGCTTCAAAAAGAACTGTTCCGACATTGATTGTCGCGCCAAAATCAGCGGCTAAAGTCAGCTTGTCAAAAGCTTTATCAGACTTGTCAATCGAACTAACTGTCGCACCATGAGAACCGTCACCAATGTGCATACCCACATAAGCCAATGAGTTCTTCTTGATTTTCAATGTTAAGTTGGAACCTGTGGTGTATTTCTCGTAAACTTCCACACGGATAGCTACCTGAGCGGTCTTCTTCACCAAGTCGGCGGCAATCGGCGTGAAGGATGGAAGGAACGAACCTGCAACCAGGTTGGTCGTATCCAGCTTGTAAGGCCCTCTGCGTCTTACTCCGGTAGAGACATCATAGCGTTCCTCGATGGACGGTTCAGGCTCAATGTTGTACTTAAATCCTGCTGACATAAATTACTTGTTTTGTTGTTCGACAATAGATTTTGTGTCCGCCTCAATCATTTTGGCGAACTCACTCGCTTCTTTCTCCTGCTTCTGTTCGGCAGTCTCAGGAGCTTTTGAGAACTGAAAACCGCTGTTAGACATATCCTGCTTCATGTCCTTGAAATAGGTATCCAAGTCCGTGTTCTCAGGAATGTTGCGGTCTTTCAGCATAAATTCGGGAATACCGTACTTCTTCGCCACTGCCGAGATTTGAGAATTGCGCTGCGCCTGCGCTTCATTTTCCTCCATTTTGGCCAGCTTGTCGGCAAAAGGCTTGATACCAGCTGCAATGCCGTCGGCAATCATCTTTGCGATGTCCGTTTCCTGCGGCTTTGGAGGGTCGTTTGGCTTCGGTGGTTCCGGTTTCGGATTCTCGATTGGTTTTCCGTCTTTCAGTCCATGCTTCTTCTCGTAGTTGGAAACAGCGGAAGTCTGCGCTTGTCCTGCACGGAAATCACCATAGTTTTGCATCACGTCATGAAAAGAGATACCCTCAACGATGGAGGTCACCTTCGTTTCGTCCGTTATACCCTCAGCCTTTTTTGTGGCAATACGGGTAAGAGTGGCAGTGTCCACCCCAGCGAATTTCTGTTGCAGTCCTGCCAAGATTTGTTCAAAGATTGTCATACCGTATGAGTTTGATTAATAATTTCATACGGTAAATTTACTTATAGAGAAAGGGAGGGGGAAATTTTAAGGCTAACGATACGAAACAATTGGGATAATGTTCGTTTTTAGACAAAAAGAAAGCGTGACTACTGGGGTAATCACGCTAAAAAATCATTTTTTTTGAGCTTTTAAGTTCACCATTACATTTTTACCATATTCTGTTAAAATCCAATATGTGTATATTCCATCAACTTTTATAGTATCTGTTGATATCAATTTTAATACCATAAGTTGAATCAATATTGTTTGAAAATCACTGTTTATAATACTATAATGTTCCCCCAATAGGTTTTTAGTCATTTCTGAATACATAGTATTTTCATTGGTCGGACTAAACAACAAAGTTGATATTGACAAAAATATTTCATTCCAACTAACTTCTCGTTCATATATTTTAGCTTCTTCATCAAAAGAAAGCAATTCATAATCATACGTATAATGAATAGTAAATTTATCTTCTCCTTGTTTATATATTTCTGTTCCTTCTGGTATCTGAGAACTTAATACTCTGATTTTAGACTTCAATAAATCATTCTCCTTACGGAGAGTAATAAGTTCCCTGTTCGCTTCTGCTGAAGAAATTTCATCTGCTTTTACCCATCCTGTTCGAGGATAATTCTCAAACATATAATCTAAGGTAACATTCACATTAAATGCTAACTCATAAGCTTCTCCCCAAGATTTACATAAATTATTTTGTACTAATCTTTTAAATTCACCATATTTTTCCTTACCTTCATTTGTGTTTTCAACCTTGGAAGACGGTAAATCACCAATGTTTTTATGATAGAATGCAGCAACAGGAATATTTTTGTTTAAAGCATATTCATATTCTAACTGTGTGTAACTTTTACCAGTTTTTGGTTCTATAGATCCATAGCGACCACCAAGAATTAGAATATAATAATCGCATCTATCTATAAGTTTCTTTATAACTGCAAACTGTTCTTCACTTGCGGCAGGAAAGTATTCCATACCAACAGGAAAGCAATTCTTACTAATTAAAGCCTCTATAACTTTCTGTCTTTCCTCAATTAAATCTTGATAAGTTGAACTAACAAAAACCTGATACTTCTTATCCATAATTACAACAAATTTATAGCTGCCAGTTCCTCTGTCAGTGCGTTAATACCTTTCTGAATCTTCTCCAACTGCTGTTTACGGGGTTTATGTACTCCAGCCGCATAATGCCACAACTGGCGCTCATTGATTCCGGTTATCCGGCTCAATGCCGCTTTGGTAAAGATACTGCTGTAATAATTGATGAAGGTGGCCGCATCTATCTTGAATTTTAAGGTGAACTCTCCCTGCAAAACTTCCACCGGAGCGATGTTCATCTCCTTGCATGAATCCAAGTATAGCTCAACAGCTTCCTTCATGTTCTTCTCGATTTCCTTCACGTCGTTGCCGACAGTAATCACCGGAGCACCTTCAATGTAGGCACTCAGATTATTCCCAGCATGTTCTACAATCACTTCAACGGTTTTCATACAGACCTCCCTTTTTATTGTGAAACAAAAGAGGCGGGGGCTATTTTAGCCCCGCTTGCCTCAGAATGTTGTAATAAGTGCCTTTCTCAACGCCTTTCTTGCCGTGGTCGGGGACAATCACTACATGGCTGCCATCAGTGTAAACCATGTGACTGCCTTTCTGCCTCACGAACCAAAAGCCATTTTCAGTAAGCAGCGTTACAACGTCTTTAACTGATTTGTAGCTCATAGCGTTTACGACTTAATTACGATGCAAATATAGTAAAATAACGAATAATATCAAAAAAGTATTCATGTTTTTACTATGATAAAGAAAATAGCGACACCTCGAAAGATACCGCTATTCAATTAGTCAATATTTTAGATTTCCATCCGTATCGTTTGTATAAGCCCCGTAATTCTTCTGACTGAATTGTTCTATTCTTCAGATTTGCTACTTGAACTTTTGAGAGAGGAAAGCTGTTCCTGTTTCTCAATGTCGTTCTTCTGCTTCTCTGCCTGTTCTTCCTTGATGGCTTCAATCTCGTCCATAACGGAATCCACGTTCCCTACAAAGGTGATGGCTCGTTTCTGTGACCAAATTTCTCCGTTCTTGGCCTTGATGGCGGTGTCTATCTTGTCTTTGAGGTCCTCCAATTTGTACGGCTGCATCTGCACATCCACGTCGATGGTCTCGGAAGCCGCTTCGAGTGTGGAATTCACGGAACCCAACGCAGAGACAAGGAAGTTCACACGCCGTTGCATGAACTCGCCAACCGTTTCGTTAAGGTTCTCCACATTCAAATGGGTAGACATGAACACATAGTCAAAACTTACACCGGATACGGCGTTTCCTGTACCTTTCAGGGAGTCAAAAGAGATTCTGGGTGTATTGGTCAGTCCATATATCTGGCTCAGCAAGGTTTCCACCTCGAATTTTACGGTGTCAGGAACCTGAGACCAGGTAAGATACTGGGCATTTGCTCCCTGTCCGGTAAGTTCGACCACCCGGTTCTTGAACTCACCGGAGAAATTCTCCACGTTACCAAAAAGCATGAGGATAGGGAAGAAGTGATAGTCGATACAGTCCGCATAACTTGATAGGAGTTTCTCCAGTCTTACGCGGAGACTCTTTATCTTCTCACAGTACGCTTCCGGACGATACATGTAGATTACAGGCATTTTCTTGAAACAATGTGCGAAAGAACCCTTGTCTGTCCAATTGTTTGTAAGCTCCCACTGGTAAACCATATCCTTGGTAATGGTCATAAAGCAGGTAATCTCCACGTCATTCAGGTCTTTCTTCTTGTATTCACGGGATAGGGCCACCAAATCCCCCTGGTCATTGAAGAACGGATAGAGTTTATCTCCGCGGAACGGGGACCAGATGGCACTCTTCAGGCGGTACTCAGGTTTAGATTTACCGAAGATTCCTGAAATCTTTCTTTTGAGCTTGTCCCAGAAACCGTCATCTTTCACTACATACCAGTATTCGGCCACTTCCTGCTCGGCCAGCCATGCCCGGACAACCTTTTTGTTCTGGTATTTCAATTTGTTCTTCTTAAATACCTGCTTCAACGCAGAAAGAAGGCTTTCCTCCGACTGGTCCGGCTGGCAATCAAGAACCGGTTCCGTCCCCACGGTGAAGGCCGTCTGAATGTTCACGATGTCCTGCTCGATAGGAAGTGCAATCCGGTTCGGGTCAACTTCCTTCTTTACCGCCGGCTCGATATATTCTTTCCCGGTTGTCGGGTCTGTAATCCGTTTCTCAGGTTGAGTTGTGATTTTGATTTTAGGGTATTTCTCTTCATCTATCACTATCTCGTGCTTGTTCGGATTCCAGTCGTTGTAAAGGGCATGAGCGTTTGGTTGCTTGGTCTTTCGTCCCTTCTTCAGATAGTAGATTTTTCTCTCTACTTCGGGTATAGCTAAAATTTGTTCTAAAGTCATATTTCAAAGTTTAATGTCCAAATATTCCTGAAACATCTTTCGGTTTCATAATCCTGCCGAGAAGTTCTCCCAGCACATAGTAGCGTGCAGCATCTATACCGTGGTTATCGTGGTCTTCCGGCTCGTTGATGTAGTTTCCGTCCTTATCCTTTGCCCAGACATAATTTCTGTACTCCCTCTGCAGGTTGTAGGAGCGTCTGGTGATAAAGATTTCCATCCCTTGCATTTTGTCAAGACCTGCATTGACAGAACCTTGTCCTTTCTCTACTGGATAAATCTTGATACCTCCATTGTGGATTTCCTGAATGAGTCGCGGGTCCGCACTGTCGGCAATCACTTTCAGATTCCAAGGCCGCAAGGTTTTTATGATGTCTCCCGAAAGAAGTCCGGTTCTATAATCCAATTCATCCAGATACAGTGCATTGTCTATGATTCCACATCGGATAGCTGCTGTAGGGTCATTGGTATAACCAAAATCCAGCCCGATAGCTACATGCTTACACCACATCGGGAACTCATCCACGATGCCCCATTTCTTGAACACGGCACCTTCGGCCACGTCAGCCCAACGTCCGATAACCACATGAGCGTACTTCTCCGGATTCTTCTCTTTCATTTCCTTGACTTCTCTTAGGAACTCAGGAGAAAGGTTCTCGATATTGTCGAAGTAAGTCGTATGGATATGAAGAACATTCGGATGAGTTGAGATTTGAACCGGTACACCGTCAATCTCCACCAGCCGGTGGGTATTCTCGATGTATTTCTTGTAGATGAAGTGATTGGAGTCACAGGGATTCATGATAATGATAATCCGGTTCTGGATTCCCTTTTTACGGATGGAGAGCATAATCTTGTCAAACTCTTCCTCACTGGTCCATTCCTCGGCTTCATCGCAGACAAAGGTGGTGATACCCTGAATAGATTTCAGCTTGGCCGTTTGATTTCCGGAAGAAGTCTTGATACCCCGGAACATGATACGGCTGCCGGTCATCCGGTTTACGATATCCGTCTTGGTGGTCTTGAAATACTTCGTGGTTCCGTCCAGTTCTATCTTTTCCATCATTTCCGGAATAATAGACATGCCGGCAGATACCATTGTGTAACGGGTGTATAGAATCTGGTGGACAATCTTCTCCACTGGAGTCTGCTCAAAGGTCAGTCGTTCGATGAAGGTGGAAGCGTTGAAAGACTTCCCCGATCCACGGCCACCAGTAATGAGGATGATAAACTTCTCTCTGTCTGTGTATAACGGATGATATATCGTCTGGGGAACAATCATTTCAGCTTGTCTTTAATCCATGAGTCAATAGAAATTCCGTGGTCAATATCCTTTGGAATATCGGCTTCCTCGTCCTGCCGGCGTTCAACCTTCCTCCATTCTTCGTCATGGTGATACAGCCAGACGGACATGGCCTGAAGGTTGGGAGCCAGCTCGCTTTCACTAACCTGAAGCTCTTCTTCGCCGGTCAGATTGCCATCCTGGTCTTTCAGCTTCCTCACTACAGTGCTCTTGGTCTTGATACCACCCAAAGCCATCGCAAGGAACTTCGCACGCACAGCAGCGGTGATGGTCGCACGCCCGCGCGCTAATACTTCGCATAATTCAGAGTGCTCATTCTTCTTCTCGCAGAATGTCTGGGGGCATAACCCTAAAGCAAAAGCGATTTCTTTATCCGTGAATCCCTTCTTGGCATACATCTCCACCTGAGAAAGAAACTCCTCACTCTTGTAGTCAAATTTCGGCTTTCGCCCTGTATGTTTGCTTTTTTGAGATTCACTTTTCATAACCAAATCATCCGTTATTGTTACCCATATAAATGCGGCGAGAAACAGGATTATTGCCATAGACATCAATTCCTCTCTTTGAGAAATAACTGTCTATTCTCGCTGCATATCTTTCCATTATAGACCTCGTTCTGTCTCTTATACTTCTTTGCCTGTCTGTACCAAGCCCGTATTGCCTTCCAGCGTTGTACATTATTCGTCTTGACTGTTGATACAGCTGGCTATATGTTTTCCTTCTAACTCGGCATACCTCCTATATTTTAGATTCTCATTCAATTCTTTCTATCTGTTCATCGAATACCTCTCCCTTGATAAACTTGGAGTAGGGGTCGTAACCAAATCTCTCACAGAAGGCCGCTTTGGCCTCAAACGTATCGAAAGAAAGCATCAAGTAAGCATCCATGTCCTGTGCCTGCTTCTGAACGGCATCCTTTACCTGCTGCTTGACTTCCTTCATGTGGGCCACCTTCTCGGCTCTTTCCATCTGTTTGGCAGCTTTCTCGGCTTCTTTCTGCTCAGTTACTGGAGCCATCATATCCTCCAAAGCTTCCGCGATGGAACTTTCTTCTTCAGTCTGTAGGAGGAAATCACAGCCAATAATATTCAGGTCGGCAGCCGTCAGTCCTGCATCCTGATAGTCAATATCGGGAACCATCCGGGCCAAAGCGTCATAGTCCCATGAACCCTGTGCGTTTGGATTGTTCATCAGGATATTCAACTCTTTCTCCTGCTTTTCGTCTACATCAATCACATCTACACGGATTCTATAATCATTCTCAGGATACTTCTGAAGCTCGTCCATCACGCTAAGACGCTGGTGACCGGACACGACAGTCAGTCCGGTCCGCTTGTTGACTACGATTCCGCCGACAAGTCCGAACTTTTTGATACCCCGCTTCAACGTCTTTCTGGCTTCCTCAGAAAGTTTCCTGGGGTTATAACCTGCAAAGTGAATGGCGGAACGGTTAAGTTCCACCGATTCACTCTTTATGTATTTGCTCAGTTCCATACCTATTGCTTTTGTTTATGTTCCCAAAGGATTCTCTCAGCCATCGGAAACACCTTGTAAATTCTCTGTAAATCCTGCGGGTAGTTCTTCTCCAGCCATAACATACAATCCAGATTGAATCCAACACCAGAACTGGCCTTCAGCGAATACCTGACAGGTTCCGGCAGCCCGTTCTGCTTCATGTAGGACAGGATGTCTTTCTGCGTCCAGTCTGCCAAAGGGTAGCACATACCGTTGTTTTCGTACCCGTTGGCTTCATAGCCTTTCAGCATCAGGCGACGGTTCATGCCATCGGCCTTCTTCATACCCAAGAACGTGTAGTAAAGTCCGTATCTTAGCTGCATGGCCTTCACCACATCGGCCAGTTTTAAAAGTTTCACTTTCGGGTTTGGCACGCAATACAAACCACCACGAAGAATGTAGGTAAGGTTCCAGTGAGGCACCTGAACAAACTCTATCCTCGGATATTTGGCTTTTACCCATCCAATCCATCTTTCGATGTGCTCTAAACCTTTGACAAAGTACATGAACACGCAGACTATCCTTTCAAACTTCGGATAGATCATGTCCAGTAAGACCAAAGAATCCTTACCCAAGGACAGAAACAGCAAAACCCCGTCAGTATTCTGTCTGACGAGGTCAATATAGCTGTATGTCCTTTCTTGCAGTGTCATTATCCGCCACTCATACCAAGTCCTGTGCGGACGTTATAATACTGCTGGCGGCGGGTGATATATCTACCGCCCTGAGAGGTTCTACCTGTATTCGGGTCTGTCAATCCAGTGCGGCCCCCACGGTAGTTGCTCGTTGAAAATGTACTTCTGTTTGTTCTGACTCAACAACAAGTTTTAAAGGGTTAAACATTCTTTTCCATCACTCGGCCAAGGTCATAAACGACCTGTGCGGCCAAGTATATCTCACCTTGATAGGTGTATTCGATAAGATTGTGATTCTCATCTTCAAACAGTTCTATCTTTGCGCCTTTGACTTCTACCAGTGCGCTGGCCCTGTCTTTATTGTAGCCTACAAAGAACTGGATGGCATCGTAACGCTTAGGCTGCAAAATACCGTCTTTCTCGACACAATACCCATCAGCGTCAAGCTGGCAGTATTTTTTCTGGGTTGTAGGTCTGATTTCTCTGAATTCTTGTGTTTTCTTGCCCGACAAGATTTCGTCAAAGAACTTCTGTTTGATGATAAGCGTAAGTATTTCCATAATCGTGTAACTTTTAAATGTTAGTTGCGGGTGATGGATTCGAACCACCGGCCTTCACCAAGTCAAAGTGACGAGCTGCCCACTGCTCTAACCCGCGATGGTATCTATACAAAGATACCCCATTATGAAGACAATTCTAAACAACAATTCAACGCATACGAAACAATTTGCTAATTGTTTGCTAATAAATCAGGGTCGTGCCCATTGATTATTTCCTCGACTATTGCTTTTGCACGCTCTATGCCGTTTTTATAGCCTCGTCCATAGTCTGTTCTTGTAGACAAGTAGCTGGTATCATTACCCAGCCACTCGATTATTTCTTGCAGGATTTCTTTCTCGTTCATAGTTTCAATAATCTCTTAGTTGCTTCAATATCAATAAAATTAGTCCAACCTGCATCGTAAAGCCTTACAGCTGCTTCTGAAAGGGTTATTTTACCGCTTTCTACTTTCTCTCTCAGGCTTTCTAAAATGTTCTTTATCATAACCATCTCAAATTAGAATAATACACACCGTTCAATTTCATATAATCACCATACAGCTTTACTTTGCCTTTGTACATCATGGCGAACTTAGAACTGCCAGCGGCAGCCATCATCATGGATTCTGTTACCTTTGATTCATAACCATATTTCATTACAAGTGGATAAACTTGCCATCTGAAGAAGATTTCACTGTCTGTCATATCATTTACCGACTGAATAGGCAAAACGCCATTATGGGCAAAATAAACGCCATTCTCGACAAACGGGTGACAGTTCTTTCTGCACTTAGAACCGTGTGTAGCCAGTCTCATGTGAATGATACATTCTTCTTCAATGCCAACCTCTGAAAGATGGGCCAGAAACCTTTGATAATTCATTGACTTGAATCTGTGCTTAGAAGAAACAAAACCGTAACCATGATGATTGATTCTCTGAACCTTATTTAAGGTGTCCAGCGTTGGCATCTGGACACCTTTGGGTTTATATATTATACAACACATATCTGATTGATTTTAACCGTGTGAGGCTCATGCAAGAACCTCAGCACGTGATTTGAAGAATGATTTTTCTTTCGCTGTCAAGAAAGGTATCTCGTCGATTGAAGTTACCTCTGAACTTAATACGTTCTTCTTTGACTACGCTACCAGCTTGGCACAGAAATTCACCCAATTAGAGATTTTCTCGAAGTCTGTAGACCCTTGATGCTGTCTGAACTCGATAGTTTGATGGCGGGCGTAAGAACAGGCATTTACCTTGAAATATCTACTGCCGTTCATAATGTTTAGAACATCATGCTTTGTCATGCAATATTCAAAACTCATGCCTTGAAGAGTTCTGCACCACTGGCTGTTGTTTGCTCGTCTTGATCGTGCCATGAAAGTATCAATCACTCTCTCTAACTTCTGATAGTTCTTGAATACGTTGATATAGGCCTCGTCAGACAGATTTGCAGCCCCTATATGAACGTGTAGGCCAGTAGATATATTCACTTGTGCACCCGCTTCATTCAAAGCCTTACAGCAATTCTCGAGGCTTTTCATACCTGCCTTACCTGTGAGAACTGGCGATACACATTCGATAGGGTTTTCACCCCTGATAGAAGAGTCAGAAACAAACTTGTAGTAGTGGTTGTTGTCAACGTGGTTGTAACCTTCATAGTGAAAAGGCATTTCGTTTCTTGTAGCGCTTTCTCTCATAAGGCTGGCAGCTACCAGGCATTCAATCTCGACCCCAAAAGTGAGCTTGTGTGTCTCTCTGACAGGTTTAGGCAGGTCAGCCATAAGCAACTCTACTTCGTACTTTCTCAAACCCAACTTGACGAAAGCTGCTTTCTTTGCTGACTTAGAACCTTTCATGTTCTTAATTTCTTCTACTTGTTCTTTTAATGTCTTCATAATCGCGTGTATTGAAAATTATACTATCTGTTTAATTATCACGATGCAAATATACAGATAGTATAATTCTAAACAATGAGAATATAGTTAATAAATACTAATATTTAAACTATCAGTATTATTTCACTAACTTTCTTATACTATTTGTAATTTTTGACTATATTTGCGACATAAACAAACAGTTTAATTATGAATTTTAGAATAAAAGAAATTTGTCGAGAAAAAGGAATAATGCTTAAAGACCTTGCAAGCATGATAGGTATTACAGAGGTTGGGCTATCAAAATCTCTGAATGGAAATCCTAATATAAGCCGACTGGAAGAGATTGCCAATGTTTTAGGTGTGCCTGTAACAGAACTCTTCGATAACCCCAAAGAGGGAGTAATACGTTGTCCTCATTGTGGAAAAGAAATAAAGTTAGAAACTAAAATTTAGATTATATGGCACTAATAGAATGTCCAGAATGTCATAAAGAAATTAGTGACAAAGCATCATCCTGCCCCCATTGTGGTTATCCCGTAAAACAGGAGAACAACAAAGATGAATATTTATGTTGCCCTAAATGTCACTCAAGAGAACTTCACTCAGAGCAACAAGGTTTTAGTGGAGGAAAAGCCTTAGCTGGTGCCGTTTTAGTTGGTGGGGTTGGAATTTTAGCAGGAACTATAGGAAGCAAAGATGTTAATATTACTTGCTTAAAGTGCGGACATAGATTCAAAGCGGGTGAAGCTCTGATAGAAAAAGGAGAAAGTGGACAAAAAGAAATGGAGGATAAGATTGCATCACTTTTAAGAAATGATAAATTAGTTGATGCACTTAACTTATACAGAAACGAAACCCATCAGGAATTTAAGCCGTCAATGGATTACATCCACGAAGTAGCTCGCAAATACAATATTGAAATTAAACAGAATAAAGGTTGTTCGATATTGCTTATGCTTTTACTTGCTATTGTTTCATCCATCACGATTTTAATCTGTTAAAAGTGAAAGGAACTCTTTATGAGGTTCATTCATTTGAGGATTTAAGAAAGCTATTGGATTTGAATGTTTAATTTAAAAGAGCAGGTTTATGGAAGAACATAATATAGAGAATGAGTCTTTAAAAATACTTCAATACCAAAAAGTAACTATACAAAATAGACTTAGTAAACTCAAAAGGTTTAATAGTTTATTGTGGTGTATGTCGCTATTTTTAACTATAGGAGCACCTATCGCTATTTACATCTTAGAAAACAGACAAACATATTATATATTCATATTGTATGCATTAATTCCTTTTGCTATATTGCCAAGTTATTATCAAAGAATCAAACAGTATGAAAATAGACTACAAGAGATTGATCTTAGTCTTGATATTGAGAAGTTTAAAATTGGAACAGAAATCAGTTATGCAGAAAAAACTTTAAGGCTTCACAATAATCAGTTAAAAAAATATTACGACCTGAATCTTAGACAAAATTCATGGATTTTTATCTTGGGTATTTTTTGCATAATATTGGGGTTCGGCGTAATAATAGCCACATTTTATTTTATCACAGAATATACTAAAGATGATACAAGTAAAATAATAACCGGAGTATTAGGGGGAATTAGCGCAATAATGATTAATTATATTGCTGCTCTATATCTAAAAATAAATGCAACTGTTTCAGATAATCTAAAAGAATTTCATTCAAGATTAGTTGATACTCACAAAATATTGATGGGTAATGTTATTGCTGCAAAAATAGAAAATCGTGAACTTAAAGACTCAACATACTCCAGTATATCAAAAGAAATATGTAATAAACAAACCAATGAAACAGATTAAAAATGGTATAAATAATACTTTTAAATAGGAGGAATTATGATTGAAAAAACATTAATCGTAACTGCAAGATGTGGACAATTGGAATTTCAAGAATGTGCAAATCCGTATAATCCTGCTGTTCATCAAGAACAATATGATTCATGTATTGAAAAAATTCATCAGCAAATGAAAGATGCAGGAAGATATGAAATTAAAGACGCTTTTATTTATTCAGAAAATATTATAGAAAAGCCGGAAGCATAACGCTCCGGCTTTGTTACTTGATTAGTTCTTTTATTCGTTATCCATCATTAAGCCCCATATAAGTACGTCTGGTGGCTTTATAATTACGAGCCTGCTCAAATCCTTGACGATATGCATTACTTCCACCTTTTGAATTGAGAATATTCTCTGCATATTGAATTTGAGTTCGCTTAGCTCTTTGATAACGGGATTCCGTTATTCTCGGATTTGCCGCAATTCTATCTAATTGCGCAATCAAATCATTCCAACTTTTTCTTCTGACTCGGCATTAAAATTTAAATTTGTTAGACATAAAAATTCAAGCAAAGGGGATTTATCCCCCATTTAAAACATTCTGTCACTTGATCAGTCCTTTGACCTTCAATCTTTCTAAAATCTGATTGTAAAGATACTCTATATCCTGCCTGAAGTCCTTATACTGCTGGTAAATAAAGGAAACATCGGCGATATTGTTCGATATTACACATGGGGAAACATCCGGGAACACACCGGAAATTTCTGCCCGAATACCGTTCGGCAGCCGGCAAGCACGCTGGGGGCGAAGAGGAATAATACGATGAAGAGGAACTTCTTTCGCTGGGTGACGCTCTCAGGATTGGGCGGGCAGTCCATCCCGGCCAACAGGTCCTTGAACCAGTCATAAATCTCCGGAATGAGAGAAAAATCGGTCAGGATGGGGGAGGATAGTTCCTGCTCACGTTCCGATAATCTTGATTTCTGCTCACGTATTGATTTCAACTCCACGATTGATGAAAATTCTTTTGTCATAGCACGATAGTTTTAGAATGAATTAGTATATTTGCATCATAATCGTGTGTGGGAGTTGGCTTCTAATCGTGTGGGCTGGCTCCCTTTTTTATGCCAAGTGGTATGCGTTCAGGATGGCGAAAGTGTAGATGATGACCGTGACCAGACTGTCCAGGAATATCGCCCATGCTCCCAATTTTTGAATCCGACTGAAACTCATGGCCAAGACAACAAGGAAACATACCCACTGGCTTGAAAACAGTCCTATACCCAAAAGCAAAAGCCCGACGGTATCCATGAACAATGCAACATGGAGCCACGGATGCGCCATCAGATACCATCTTTGTGATGTTTTATCCAGCTTCTGGAATACTTTCACATGTAGGTACAGGGATTTACATCTAAACAGCTTCGCAAGCTCATACAGGGCTTGCAGAATAATTAAGGCGTAGAATACGTGTTTCATGTTCAGTAGCTTTTATCCCCGTGCTTGTATGGACGAAGTTCATTGTATTTCATCTTCTGCTCGATGTACCAGAAGATGTCGATGTTTCTATCACGGCAGAAAGCGAATATCTCATTCAGGAGGATAAATGGTTCATCCCGGTAGAAGTTGTCGGTGACATAGACACAGATTCGAAACATGGCCTCCGTGAAGCTCATATCGGAATAGTCTTCCGTATCGCTTCCTTCGTAGTCGAAGCTATCCAAATCACATCCTCTCAGTCCGGCCAGATCCAACAGACGAATACAGGCGTCGGCGAGTTCGTCCTCCACGGTGTCCTTTATCCACTGTTCAAATATGGTATCCGAAAATGCTCCATGACAATAAAAGTCAGATTCAGCTATATAGCGACCAACATTTGCATACCTGCCTTTCCGGTCTGCTTCTACCGCTTCCATCAGCTCGGATATGACCAGACAGAGGAAATGTTCATCACTCAAGTTCTCTTCGTGCCAACCGTGTGCTACTGCGCACTGGTAGGCCTTATCTCTTAATTTGTTTAAGTTCATAATAGTTTGGTTTTTATTTGTTGAAAATAAAATACCCGATAACTGCCAAAAAGCAGTTACCGGGTATCCACAAAGCACTGACAAGGGCTGTCAGTGGAATTTTAACTCTATAAATATTAACTAACGTACTAATCTAATTGGTAACTTAAAGCCGCAAAATGATTTCTCCAAATTTAAGAAAGGATCTCCAGGCTTATTTTCATCATAGTCAATATAAACAGAATTTTTTTTATCTCCATCTTTACTTAATAGCCATAAATATACAAATTGTTTCTCTTCTTTTTTCGTAGAACTAAAATATCCAGTAAATAAGAAAGAAATAACCTTTCCATTTGGTCCCACACAATCTATTGTATGTTTATCATATCTACCGATCCATTGACAATATTTTTCCAATTCCTTCCATTGTTCAATACTTGGAATGGGATATTCTTTCGCCTCCATATATGGTAAATAACAGACTTTTCCTTCAATATCTTTCAAATAATCAGATGCCCACAAAGTTCCGCTCGGCAAGCCAAGGTCAACAAATTCCGCATCATTGCATTCTATTTTAGCATTTTCTTTCCCACTCTTATAACCATCTTTGTATCCATCTAAATATGCCTGAGCAATAGCCTTTGTTATAGCTTCATTTACTTTCCCCTCAGCATAAGAATTTGCTATTTCCTGAATATCCATGTTAGTTCAAATTATCATAGTTTATACTCTGGTCAGAAACTTCGTTAGACTTTAATGTATTGGGAGTAAAATATGAAGTTTCTGCATTTATGTCTCAAAAAGAGATTTTTAAATCTGTATTAACAATAAAATTATCAACTCTATATTGGTCATCGAAAAATACACCGTTAAAATAGACTTTTATTGGATGAAATAAATCCTTTGGAACATCTCCATTTGAGAATGACAGGTCGCTCTTATAAGTATTGGATATGCTATATAATCTGTGGAATCGTCCTCTTCCATGATGAATGGCTTTAACTTTTGATAAATAAGAGTTTATGTAATGTTTGTTAGTTCCATTAACACAATCTTTTGTGATTAGGTAATAATTCTCCACATAAAAAGTTCGTATCCTATTTATTGGTATAGAATCAGATAAATCTGACTTTCTATCTACAGTAACATCCTTTAAAGTGCATCCTGCTTGAATGACATCTTTGACGTTTATAAAGTAATCTCCATCCACTAATAAATATCCACTATATGGATATGCTCCATAAAGCATCTCAGATATTTCTTCCTTTGAATAATCTTTTATGTTGTCTGATTTTCCATATTCTTTATACTTCAGAAGCCATTTTTCCGGATGTTCATACACACTCCTGATTAAGTCTGTTCTAACCGGTTTTATATACCCTTCCATAAATTTAGATTTTAAGTTCCCTCAAAGATAAAAATTTATTGAATCAGATGATATTTATGCAGCTTTTATTTTTGTGCCTTCACAAATTGTCCTCTTCATCATGGTACCCTCCCATTGTGACAAGTATGGCAAGTACAGCACATAAAAGAATACCAACTATCATTATTACTATAACGTCATTCATTTGTCGGATGATTTGCTTTTACATAATCTACTAATTCATTGATTGCTTCATCCAACGGAAGCGTAGCCAAATATTTCAGACAGGAATCCCAACCTGCCATGAATGAAAGTTCTCTCAAAAGCTGCATGCTTGGGAGCTTACTTTCTGAGGAAAATATTTTCGCGAATTCTTCTTTCTTTCCCATAATCATTTCTCCTTTCTACTCTGTTTTCTTTGAGCTATCTGTTCATTAATTTGTTCAATAGTCTTTTTCTCGAAATTGGGACACTTATACACATCTCCGTATGCCATCAGCACCATAACCGGGAAATGCATCCCATGCTTACAGCTTCTTCCGAATGCGTCTGCAAATGTACAGTCTTCGCATCGTCCATTTACATCGTATGCAGCCATAGTTTCTCCTTTCCACCTATCCCAGCAGCCACCACATGACTGCCAGGAACAGGTAATACAATTTCGTTTTACTCATTTCCATTCATTTTCTTATCCATCCATTCAACAGCATCCTGTGTGGATGAAACTTTTTTAAACTCACGTGTAACACAGAACGTCATGTACTCACAGATAATTTCTCCATCATCATTAAAGTAGATGTTGTATGCCCCAGTGCTATTTGCTCCAGTACACGGTATCTCAAGTTCCAAAGCCTTCAATGCTTTTTCAGCATCGCAAGTGAAGTAAGCATATATATCATGCGAAACCTCCTTGCATCCGGTCAATTTGACAATGTTAGCCATTTTCTTTCCTCCTTTTTTCTACAAGTTGTTCAAGTCTCTTTTCACACTCAGTACATTCGAGTTTCTTGCGCTCCAGCTTCTCCCGGAACTTAACCAGTTCCTCGTCCGTGTCCTCGTCAAAGAATATGTTGTTCTGACGGTTTTGCTCAATATAGTTCTTCATCATCAGTTCCGCTTTCGTCACCTGGGCTTTGGCAGAAATTAGATTAGACAGACAACTATTAACTCCCATAGATTCCCCTGAACGCTTATCATAGTGATACAGACTTATACCAATAATCTGTTTTGGATATTGACACTGCAATTTCGCCATCCTCCATCTAATCACCCATTGGTAACGGAAATACATTTCACGGGGAAGGTTGTAGTGATAAAGACTTACTTGTTTATCTGCATATCCGTAATAAAGGGTGACTTCAACCCATCGCTCAACCTTCAGCTCCTTTTCAGCTTTTGCCAAATCCTTTGCGAGCTGATAAAAATCGCTAACGCTTTCCTGCTTTCCCATATCATTCAAAGTTTAAAGAGAGTTGCTTACAAGGTTCTTTGTAACCAGGATTCGAAAGCATAAACGACTTCCGCAAGGCATCAGAAATTCTTTCTCTCATGGCCTTAGAAACATTGTTCCTGTCCGCTTCTCTGTTAATCAGCAAGCATCTTTCAAGGCTCCCGTTGATAGGTTTCTCGTCGAGAAACAAACTATATTCTGTGAATATCCGGTTTTGACGTTTTCCATCAGACATTTCTTCATCAGTCTGGTACCGCTCAAATACAGTGTCTTGTATTGTTCTCAGGCACCTTTGTCCTCTCTCACTTCTGCATCCCAGCATTTCGTTCTCGAACATGACCGACAAAGCACGCTTTTTCCTGACACCTCCAATTCTGGCCCATCCATAATAAACTTTCAGCTTTCCCATCAGTTCCATCTTTGAGGCCGGCTATTGATTCTTTCCAAGTACGCAGCTATCTTCTTTTCCGCATCCTCACCATTTCGGACGAAAATTCTTGTGTGGGTCTTGTCACCGGGGACAGCCACATACTTTCCATATTTCTCCATCTCCCGCTTCCGGGCGATTTTCAATTCGGTTCCAGAAGGGTTCTTCTCCAAATCCACCTTACGTGGAAGCATCGGGTCACTTTCCGTTATCATTTTGCAAGATATTTGTTGATTATGTTACTTACTACCAGTCCGGCTTCATCACACATACCGGCAAAATTGTCAGACAAAGAGGTGTTATTCTCTTCATCGGGTATTCGTACTATGCTTCTCAGCTCTTTCAATGCACGCTTAACCTGAAAAACCACTTGGGCATCTATTCCGTTTGATTCAAGTTCAGACTGGAACTCCAGTGCAGCTCCTTCAAGCAAATCGGAGTAGATGAACAGCTTGTGCATCTTGCGAAGCATTTCTACCTTGAACTCTGGGGTATAGTCCTGAAGAAGTTCTCCCAAGGAATGTGGCTCCAGCTCTCTTTCAAGGGATTCAATTTTGTTCTTTATTTTCTGTGCTTTGGCAAAGTTCATGGATGAAATCAAGGAAATATACTTCTGTCTCAGTTCATTGAGCTTTCTTTCTGATTCTTGTCTTTTCATTTTTCTACTTTTCTGATGATTAAATACTTCGGCTCGCCTTTACGGAGATTGTCAAGGGTCTCTTCGTCTACTTCCGCTTCGGTGAGTCTGTTTACGTTCATGTATTGTGGTAGACGGTACTTCTCTCGCAGCCTCCTGATCAGGTTCCAGTCACGAGTTACCCAGCAGATTGTGATTTTCATTTTCTCAGGCTTTCACCGCTGAACAGGACGGTTTTCGTTATAGCCCTCAGCCGGTCGATGGTTCTTTCCCCATATTTCTCTCTAAGCTCGTCTATCGTGAGGTTGGTAGTAAGAATGAGAAGTTTTCCCTTCTTCTCTGCCTCGTCTGCAAGCTCAGCGAAAGCAAGCCTTTTTTCTCCGTATTTCACGCTTAAATTCTCTGTCCCTATATCGTCCACGTAGATGATGTGTTTTTGCTTCACAGCGTCCAAATCAGCGTTCATCTGCTGTGCATCGTAGCAGCTTACCACCTTTCCGCAGTAATGGTTCAGGAGTAAGGGAAGAATCTTTCCGCAGATAAGGGTCTTTCCTCGTCCGCAGTTGCCGAAACACAGAAGTCCGCGGCCTTCATTGCCGGCCAGCCAACCTGCCACCTCTTCGTACTCCGGCAACCATTGGGCATTATTTCCGGTGAAATACCTGATGCCGGCCCAGAGAACCTTCTTCGCCTCCGGAACGGATACCTGTACGACATTCGGGATAGGGGAGAAGCCCGTATCTTTGAGCCGTGCGATTGTCTGTTGAAAATTTATCTGTTCCATGTTTACCATCCTTTCTTGTATTTTTCAGGTGAATTGTCTTTCAGGACTACGCCCAAATCGGTTTTTGAAGGAATTTTCTCACGGCTGGCCCAGGTTGCCAGTCTTCTGGGAAGTTCCCAGGTCTTTTCCAGTTCATATCGCATACGGGTGCCGGATTTGTTAAGCTCGCTCCAGTAGTCGAAGAAGGCACGAATCATTTCCTTCGGGTACTGGCCGACATAAGGTACCAATAACTGGTAAAAGGATTTTTTTCGTGAGAGAGTAGCGGCTTTAGCCGCGGCCTTCTTTTCTACCACGATAGTGGTAGTTTCTTTATTATTCTTTCCTTTTATTTGCTTTGTGTCACCCGTGTGTCGCTTTTTGGCCTCATTTTGGGGCTGTGTCACCTGTTGTGTCAACAGTTGTGTCGTTAGCTGTGTCACCTGCGAACGTAACTCATTGATTTCTTGCAAGATAGTTGTGTCACTAATTGTGTCATTACTTGTGTCACTTGCTGTGTCAGTAGGATTTCCGTTGTAGTCATTGTATTTTACAAGTGTTATAATGTTCATACCTTGTTCCTTGGAAAGAGTTATCATGTTTTCCCGCTTCAGATAAGCAAGAAACGTCCGTACTCGTCTTTCAGTCCAGTTCCAGCGTTTAGATAAGAATCTTATGGATGCAGGATATTGTCCTCTTGTATAAGAGACTTCTCGACCTCCGATACTCTCCATACGGGGCGTTGCCTCAAATCGTGCTGACCGAATCAGGTCAAGCCACGCTTCGCAACTGCTAAAAGTCCGGGCCTCATTCCACATATCATTCGAGAAGAACTTGCGGCTTAGTTTTATATATCCTTCCATAATATTAGAATCTTACGTTAGTCAACTGCCTGTTGTTAGAATACACGGCCCACTTGCCGTTACCACCATCTACCAAGCGTAAATCCTTGACTTCGCCAAATCGCTTTTTGTTTCCACAAAGGTCAACAATCCATCCAGCCTCCTTGCTCGGATGCGGACGGATGGCGCGGCCAACTATCTGGTACCATAGGGCCAGTGACATGGTAGGACGTGCCATGACTATCGTATCCAGTTCTGGGTAATCAAATCCAGTTGTTAGTACGCCGACATTGGCCACCACCGGAATCTCTCCGGCCTTGAACGCTTCAAGAATACGCTCACGCTCTTTCTTCGGTGTCTCACCCGAAACGATAGCCGTTCCGGGAATGGACCAGGTAAGGCGTTCAGCTTCTTTCAGAAACCTTGTGAATACCAATATACCTTTTCTCTTTACCCCGCTTTTCGGATTCATAAGCCTTTGCACAATGCTGACCAGAAACCCGTAGAAGTCGATACGTTCATACTCCTTTACGACAGACTTGTCCGTGTAGTCGGCTCCGGTCGTGTTCACCTTCAGGTTAAGTTCGTTCCATCCTAAAGGGTTCATTTCATAATAGTTCAGCTTTGACAGATAACCCATATCCAATAGAGTAGAGATTTGTACCTGATAAATCACCTCAGAGAACACACATGGGCGTGTGCGTGTGATGAACTTCAACATGCTGCCGAAATCCCTGCTTGATGAAAGACGGTAAGGTGTGGCCGTCAATCCCAAAACTTTACATTTCAGCATCGAAAGAAATCTCTTGTACATTCCGTCTTTCGGGTTGACCAGATGGCACTCGTCGATGATGATATTCTGAAAATGCTGGAAAAGTTCCGGATGGTTGACTACGCTGCCGATAGTGGCAAATGTTATTCTTGAAATCTCTTTCCGCCCGAATGATGCAGAATAAATGGAACAGTCCAGAATCCCATACGAGCAGAGCTTCAGATAGTTCTGTTCGAGTATTTCTTTGCTGGGCTGGAATACCAGTGTGTGCCCTTCGAGACGGCTGGCGATGTCGGCTATTACCAGACTCTTTCCGGCTCCGGTGGGCAGCACCATGATGGCATTGTTCTTCTTTGCTTTGTTGGCAAAGAAGTTGACAGCTGCATCACTGGCTTTCTGCTGGTAATCTCGTAAAACATAACTCATAAGCCTTTCTCCTTACTCAGTTTGTCCCCCAAAGTCTTGTAATACTTTGTGAGTTCTATTAATTCAAAATCAGTCCATTTCTTTGTTTGTCCGGCTTTCCATGCCAGCTTGTCGAAACGCTGCTGACCGATTTTTGCCTTCAGGTTCGCCTCGTAGCGTATCAGATGGTCGGCACTGAATCGGTTGCACGCCCGGCACTCGGCATGGGCGTTGTCTTCGTCAAAGCGTGTAGCCATGTGGCGGCGTGAATGGAAGTGCCCGCAATCTGCCTGTGCGTATGGCTTTATCTGACCGCATGAAATACAGCGGAAATACCCGTTCGGCATACAATCACGAAGCCGGATATAGCGGCTGAAAACTTTGTCGAGTTTGGCCACTAAATCCGGCTTCTTCTTTACTTTGATACCTGCCTTGTCAAATAACGGCAAAGGCTTTTCTTTCTTCTTTTTAGGTTTCTTGATGTAATACGGCATAATTCATAATTTTAGTTTGTGGTACCGGCAGGATTCGAACCTTCATTTTGTCTATAGCCACACTGCATGAGCTTTTGCAACCTACAATACGACTTTACGTTTACCTACAGTTGCGGGAGTAAAAGTCCCTTAGTTTTCATACGTCGTCTTTCCAATTTCCGCCACGATACCGTATGCCCGTCTTTCCGGGCTGTCAATTATACTTCGATGATTACGATGTCAGGTGCGACGCCTTTGATTGCTTCAATCTGTTCATCAATCACCTTGTTCTTGTATTCTTCAATGGCCTCATTTGCACCGGCTGAAACCAAAGAGAGAGAAACTTCCCGTCCATCTACATCGGCATAAATCTCGACCTCGATTTCTTCACAGGCAAAACCTTTAAAAAGAGGAATATTCAACTTGAACGACTTTGGCAGGTTGGAATCAACAACCTGCGAATAGTTGTCCGTCTTGTTCCCGTTTTCCTCCTTGCTGCGTTCAATGTCTTGATTTACTTTGGCCTTGAAATTCTTCAAAGTGGAAACCAGCATCATGTTCTGTGACTTGTCCTTGAAGAAAGCACGGTGCATCTTGAAAAACTGGGACAACTTAATAGGTTCCCATTTCCTTTCCGCATTGATACCGAACTCCTGCATTTCCTTTGAAGCCTGTAAAACTCCACTAATTACTGTCTGGTAATAGTTGGTTTCATCAATAGTCAAAGACAGACACATCTTATCACGGTTTACGATGATGTGTGCCGATTTCTGATTAATCAATTCGACACGCTTCTCCAGCCACTTGAAAGGTGCATCTATCGTTCCATCGATAACTACTCTCTCCGGTTCTTTCGGGTCAAGGGCTACGGATGCTTTACCTTCTCTCAATACTACTTCGATGGGTGTACCGTTGTAGTCTTTCGGCACTACCAAATTGATTTTGTTTTCACTCATGATTCTGTTCCAGTTTTACGGTTAATACTAAATACTGTCTTCTGCATTTCTTGTGGCATGATTGGGCGGCTGTAAACCAGTTCACCCAACTTGTTGTAGAATCCGGCCATCTTTTCCTCGTGATAAAGAATTTTGGCACATTCTTCATTCTCAACGAACTCTGAACCACGTTTGATATGGTCCAGAAGTTCCTGCTTTTCTTCGTTCAAAGGCTTCAAGCGTTCTTTGAAACTCTCCATAGCCTCTTTCTTCTCCAATTCAACATCGTTGATGGTGATGGATACCTCGGCCAAAGTCTCTTTCTTCTGAGCCAGTTCTTCGGGGGTGAATCGGTGAGTATATCCGATTTTCTCTACCGCATCGGCGTTGTCCTGAAGGAACTGCCATCGTTCCTGTTCAGGGATGTCTTGTCCTAAAAATTTGTCCATAGTCAAATAAATTCTTTATTACGTTCGATTTCTTGTTGTGCATAGATAAGCATCTGTTGTTCGTTGGCTGCCGGAAGATATACTCCGGCCACTGACGCAGACCAGTTACGGAAACGGTCAATGCTCAATGTCATTTCACCTGTCGTAAGTTCTGCCGAACTTCTCAGGTAGGTAACTTCCTTGCCTTTCTTGTTGACCGTCTTTCTCTCAAACAAATCACGGTTGCAAGTTCTTTTGTAGAAGTCAATCTTTGCTTCTTCAAGGCTGCAACCGTATTCACTGCCGAAATACCCTAAAAGCAGATGTAGATAACTGTTCTGGGCCAGCGTGCGGTTAGGAAGCTTCTTTCTCACTTCCACAACTGCACGTTCCTGAAACAACTTGTTTACATAAGCCTTAAACTTGGGTATATCGTATTCATTTTTCAGATTGAATATACTCATAGGCTAAAAAGGCAAATCGTCCTTAGGATTTCCGTTCGCATCTACTTCCGGTGGAAACGCCTGTGCCATTGTCGGCGGAAATGGTGCTGCCGGTTGAGGTGCCTGCTGAACCGATTGTGCCGCCGTTTGGCCGCCGGTGCGCCGGAGTTCCAGCTTGTAACACCGGATCGATGCCATTCGTTTCAATTCTCCATCCTGATTTGTCCAGGATCGCCCTTGTAAGGCAAATGACACCGTTATCACGTCTCCAATCCTGAACTGATCTAATTCTGCACACTTATCGCCAGAAACTTCAAGCGGTAAGATATTCTCATACTCGCTGCGTTGCCCGGTATAAGGGTCATAGGTAGT